TTAATTGTATCTAGTAATAATTTTGAAAAAAAAATTGTTTATATTAACGAATTAAATATATTTGATAAATTAATAAAATTATATACAAAAATAAATAATACATATATTTTTAATGACAATTTTTTAGATTTTATTACATTTACACAAAATAATAAAAATAATTTTATATTTAAAAATTATTATATAATTAATATAAATAATATTTCAGATATTATTAATAATTTATTTTTTAATTTATATTATAAAATAAATAATAGAACTGATAATATTAATTATATTTTAATAAATAATTATAAGTATATATTATATAATATAAATACTGAAAATATAAATTTATCAAATAATTATTTTAATAATTTTGCTATATCTCATGATTTATATAATATGTATTTAAAATTATTTTATACAATTAAAAATTTAAATAAAAAATTACTTGATAAACGTGAATATTTTTATATAAAATATGCAAAAATACATTGTAGAATAAAAATTATTATTTATAAAAATCAATTTTTAAAAGAAAATATAATTATTTATAATAAAATATTATTTTATTACACATTAAAATTATTAATTTATAAAAATATTTTAGAAAATAAAAACATAAAACTTAAAAGTTTATTAAACATTTGTAAAAAATATTATTAAATTTATTTTTTTTATATTTTATTATTTTTATAATTTATAAATATATTATTTTTTAGTGAATATGGTTGCAATATTTGATTATTATTAGATAATTTATTTTGTTGTAAAAATTTTTGAAATATAGATTTTTTTATACACGAATATGTTTTTTTTAAAACTGAAATACTAGAATTTAATTCATTTGATTCATTTTTTTTTAATAAATAATAATAAAATTTTGAATCTAATCTATTATATATACAATATACATATTTTTTTTTTAACATTAGATTTTTTATAATAGAATTTATATGAATAACGCTTTTATTATCTCTTATATGCAAAAAATCTTTACAATCAATATTATATGAAGTTGTTATTATATAATGAATACTATTTCTAATATTTGGTGATAAATGAGTAAAATGATGTATTAAAAAAATACAAGTTATATTAGAATGCCTAGATTCTTGTGTAAAATTATTTAAAGAATGTTTTAAATTTTCACCAACATCATCAAAAACAATTATAATTTTTCCCTTAAATATATTTTCTTGTTTTAAACGATGCCCGAATTCTTTCATATCTTTCAAAAAAATAGATAATTTTATTTTAAAATCATCAGTGTCTAAAAATAATACATGATTAAGATAAAAATAATTTAAATAATTATTACTATAAAATGACGCTTTTGAATTAGTTACTATAAATATAAAATCATTATCAGAAATAATAGATAAAATTTTTTTTAATATAGTAGTTTTTCCAGAATTAGTTGGTCCTATTATTGAAATATTACATGGAAATATGAAGTTTTCAATATCAAATTTCTCATTAATATCAGATTGTAAACCATTACTCATTTATTTGAATTTTTTTTTTATTAAATAGCTAAATATGAAACAAATAGTATTTGCAGTAAAAACAATAACACCTCCAAATTCACGTACCGCAACTGAACATGTTACGTATACAGATTTAGTTATTATAAATATTGATTCAATAAAAGATAATTACACAGCAGGCATTTCTGCTGCAACAAATGCACTTAATAGTATGTCAATGTATAAAAAAATAGATAATAATTTTTTAAATACTGCAGGACAACCTGCTGAGCATATTGAAATCAAAGAATCGGGTGGGTATGCACATCTAAATAATATTGTAAACCCAGAATATTTCAAAGAATTAGAAAATAACGATATTAATATAGATACTCAAGCTGGAGTGGCGTCGGCAGATAATTATGATTTTAATGATTCACATTTTGATAATGTAAATTGCGACGTGCTAAGTAGTTTATTGGTATCTTAAATTTTTATTAAAATATTAAATGTATTTAAATATCAAATATGATATACGATGATACATTTTTTAATAAAAAAATAATTGAAAATATTATAATGTCAAAAATAATATGCTTCAAAAATCCAAGAGTTGACGTTATTATTAAAAATTTACTTAATGATGTTGGTCATCAAATAAATGAATTAAATAATATTAAAAATTCACAATCGAAAAGAGATATTATGAGAAATGAGTTATATGAATATGCTTTACAAAACGATACTTTTAATTTTGATAATTTATATAAAATTAATGATTGCTATGAATTAGATAAATACATATATCATATAAATACTGGTGCATATGGAAGTGTATTTAGAATAGATTCAAATTTATGTATTAAATGTATATATGCACCTATAGATAATCAAATGCATGAATACGAAATACCTATTAAATTAACTGAATATTTCAATTCAACAAAAAACAATTGTGTTTCATTTTTAAATGTTCCATACGCATTAATTAAAAAATATAACTTAGAAGCAATTGAAGATTTTTTTAAATTACATTCATTTATATTATTAATTTTACGGCAAATATTAGATGATGAAATAGATTATTCGCATATTAATATAGGATATATGATCGATTCGTTTAAAATAATGGAAGATAATTATAAATATTTATTTATAAACGCTTCTAGTGAACAAATTGTAAAAAATTATAAATATTGCACTTATTTATATAACAAATATTCAATTCCTAATGTAAATATGGTATTATTTAATAAATTTGATTCATTAATAGAATTTTTTAAAAAAAGATGCAAGGATAATAGATTAAATAATTTTAGAGGAGGATTGCGAAAAAATGTATGTATAAAAAATAAAATTAATAATATAAAATATAAACAAGAAAACATTGATATGATAAATAAATTTAAAAAAATAAAAAAAAATGCACTTCAAAATGAAATGCCAAAAAAATGTAAAATTAATGATTTGTCAAATGGTACAGTTATGATAATGCAATTAGCAATATGCTCATCACATGAATTAAAATTAAATAATGATTTAATACCAGATATGTTACATGGTGAATATGCAATTAAACAAGACCCGGATTTTTTTAGATATTTAATATTGCAAATGTTTATATTAATATTATCAATTAATGAAACTAAATTTATTTTTGCACATAATGATCTAAAACCAAATAATATTTTAGTATTTCATAATATACAACCATTAATTGTAAAATATAAAAATAAAACATTAATATTTAATAAAAAATATATTTTTAAATTAACAGATTTTGATTTTTCTAATTTAAAATTAAATAATTATGTGAATAAAAAAATAGAAGATAAATCTTATTTAAAAAAAGATCATATTACATACGATATATATTATTTTCTTTTTAATATTAAACATTATTTTTTTAAAGGCGCAATTGAAAAAGATGATCCAGATTTATATCTGTATATTTCAAAATTCTTGAGGGAATATGATAATTCTAATAATTTAAAAGCTAGTTATATGGGTACGAAAATATTATCAATAAAATCATTGGAAGATTTGATATTTAATAAAAATATATTTGATAAATGGATTATGTAGTGCTAGATATATGCATTAATGGTGTAAATTTATTATCTATATATAAATCAGTGTTGGTGCATAATAAAGATAATGGCATTATATAAGAATTATACTTATTTAAATAAATTCTAAGATCTTCGTGATTTATATCATATTTTTCTAATATATAATTTAAATTTCCAATATATATATCTCCTTTGAAAAAATTTCTAAACATTATTTATATTATATTATATTTCTTCAATAATTAAATAACCTTCCGATCCTAATGTTGTAGAAGATTTCAATCCATAAGCTCTAATGCTAAATTTAAAGGCTTCGAGTGCAGTGATTTTTAAAAATTGTACTACCGTTGTTATATTAGAAAATACAGATTGAGGCGTTGTCATTACACCTTTTGGACCATCAATATATTCATTTTTTATATCATCATAAGCTTTAAATTGTAATAATGCATTAGACGTGTTCATAATTACTGGTGGAGAACATGTTACTTTAATAATAGTATCTGATTTTACAAATATTTCAAATGAATTATTTATATAATTAACTGTCATATTATCTGAATTAGATATTACAATTAATTCATCTCCAAAGAAAATTTTTTCATTAATTGTTAATATATTTCCAGATACAGATCTTTTTGGTGGAAAGATTATAGCTTTGTATTTTTTTATATTAAGTAATTCTTTTATTTTATCATCTACATACTTTTTAGTAATTAATTCATTATCATAAATTATTGTATCATTTTTTGGCATTAAAATTTTACTACCATCTATCATTTCATTAATTTTATTAGTTTGTAAAAAAATATCGATATTTATATTAGAATTTGATTCTAATATTAATTTTTTTACATTTTGTAAAGTTACTATATCATTGTCCGTTAATGGATTATAATTATCTGGAAATAGTAATCTACTATTATCATTTAAATTATTAATGCCAGATAATCTAATATATCTAGCATCTCCAGATGGTAATGCAGTCGATACCTCCACCCAAGTATTTGTATTTGCGTTAAAAATATAAGATCTTCCATTATTATCTGAATTTGGATCACCAGTTATAACATACATATCTCCATCTGAATTACCTATTAAATTATTCATTTCTGACAATGTTCCAGTAAAAACTTTTCCAATAGATACAGGAACATTTCCATTTGCGCTAGGATATACACCATTTATAGTCAATGGTATATCTGTTAATTCTAATTTATTATTTGAAAATACTAAATTATCACCTAAATTATATTCAGTAATATTATTAGAATTATCAGCTCCCAATAATATATTAGGTGTTAATGGAGCAAATTTATTTAATGTTATAACTTTATCTGAAATTATTGGATTATCAGCGTTTCCTGATAAATCACCTGACAATTTTAATATACCTTTTCTAGATGAATCTGCATCTGGAACAGTATTTTTAGTTATTGCTTGATCAACATATTTTTTAGGTACCAATTCATTATTTGTAAATACATCTTTAAGAGGATCGATAGTTATTTGGCCATATAACGTCATTGAGTTAATTAAATTTGTACGAAGTATGTTTGGATCGAAATTTTCTTTAATATTTGCAATTGTCCATATATCATTTGTTAATTTAAATAAATATGCGATTATAATAATAATTATTGTTATTATTAATAATATTACTCTGTACATTTATTATTAAAATTAATATAATAAAATAATATATTTATTTTTTATTTATTTTATATTTTATAATTTTTTCTAGTTCATGAATATTTATTATAGGAATATTGTTTTTTATAGAATAAATAATTTTACTAGTTTTTTTTGTTTTATCTGGAGATATTAAATATTGTGCATTTTTAATAGATACTAATTTTATAAATTTAATATACTCAGTATTTAAAAAATCATTAATATTTCTAAATCCAGATAGTGCTATTTTTATTACATCATAATTATCTGAAATTGTTTCTTTATGATTAGTTTTTATATAAGAAAACATATTTGAAATATAGGTATAATTTTTATTAATTTCGTTAATTATAATGTCATTTAATTTTAAATTTATACCTTTTATAACTGTAAAATCAAATTTGTTTATATACCAATCTTTTATTACATTAGGATATGCATCAAATATAATCTCACATCTTTTAATAGACAACTGTTTTAACGATAAAGAACTTAATAAAACATAATCATATACAATCATTGTTTTTATATTTTTTATAGCATCATATAAATATTTTTCTTGAATATTAATTGGGTCAAAATGTAAATTTAATAAATCATATACAGTATAAATTTCATAATTATCTACTAATTTTTTTACTACATTTATATATATATTTTTAATTTTTAATATGTTAAAAAATTCTATTATTTTTTTAATTATAGAATCATTATTATTACGCACTTCTAAATGTACACCATTCCATTTTCCTTTCGGTAATTTAATATTTATAGAATGAGTAATTATTTTGTCGATATGTGGTATTATATCACCACTTTTAATTAATCTAATAACAGATCCTGGCCCAAGCTTATTATCTTTTACAAATTTAGCATTATAACAACTAACACGTTGAATATTTGTATTTTTTAATATTACAGGCTCAACTGTTGCAGTTGGAATTATATTATTGTGTTTAGAAATATTCCAAGATATTGATATTATTTTAGTATCTGCGAATTCAATATTTTTTTTAAAACTTATTGACCATTTAGGAAAAACATCCGTATTTATAGGATTTAAATTATTTGTTCTAACAATTAATCCATCTATATCATAATTACATGTTTTTTTAAAATCTGTTAATATCGTTGCTAATAATGATATGTTTAAATTATTTTTTAATATAATATTCGACACCGTATTAATATTATATTTATTAAGCATTTCGAATTGAATTTGTTGAGTATATCTTGGAGAAATTATTTCATGCGCTAAAAAATAAATATTCTTACATATTTCTATATCATATATTTTACTATTTATTTGTCCAGAAACAATATTTCTATTCATAGGTCTATCAGCTACCAACTCACCTCTTATAAATAATATTTTTGATAAATTTATTTTTTTTTGTATAGATTTATTTTTAAAAGGTTTGAATAATGGTATGAAATTAGTAACATCTCTTCCATATACGCCATCACCTCTTGTATATAATTTATTATTTTCAATATCCCATAATATAGATACACCATCAGCTTTTGCGGAAATAACAAATTCAGTGGGTAAATTATTTTTTTTTAACCACGAATTTAATTTATCTTCATCATATACTTTATTCTCGCTACCTAAATAAAATGGCAACTTTATTTTATTATTTGATGTTGGATGTCCAATATTATTTAATATTTTAGACAAAGGATATTTTTCATATATATAATCTATAATAAAATCATATATATAATCATCTACAAGAGATGTATTGTTATAATAAGAATCATTTAATAAATATATTAATTTTTCTATATCATTATATGAATAATGTAATAATTTATTTCGTAATTCTTTTGAATTTTTACACTGTTTAATATTTTTTATAATATCACTCATTTGTATGTTCGTTACTTTTTATTCAAATATAAATGGAATATGTATATGCATCACAATTATCTGGAAACTTTGCCGGAGGTCTTAAAACTAAAGTAGATAATATTACAAAAACAAATACTCCAAAATTATCATTAATGTTGCTTTTATTATCTTTTGTAATAACCATTATATTTTTAATTATAGCAACATATTCAAAAGATATTTATTATATATGGTACGCTGCAGCTTCATATATATCTATTATAATTATAATTATATGTTTAATATTATTTGTATTAAAATGTAGAAATTTAATTACGGATTTACAACAAATTTCTAACAAATCTTAATACCCTAAAACTACTAACTTATGATGTAATAATTTAAATATAATAAATGACAATATATTATAATAAATATGCAGATATGGTATTTGATTTATCTATTGAAATGGATACATCTATAGAACATTCAGATTGTTGCAATATTAATATGGAAAACGAAAAAGAAATAAATAATTTTATTAAAAATATTAAAATTGATAATGAAATGTCAAAAAGATTAAATTTTATAGCTTCTCATATAGTAAATAAAGATATTATATTTGATAATGAAATTAAAAACAAATTTACATAATTATATTTTTCTATTATAAATGTTCATTAATCCTATTAATAGAATATTAAATTTAGAAAATAACAATTTGCATGATAATTTGTTTGTTATCCCAGGTGGGATATGCAGAAATGATTGTGAGTTTTTAGATTCATCATCATCATCTGATGATAATGTTGAGCATTATGCTGGAAAAATGCGTAGGATGCGTAGGATGCGTAATAGGAAAGATAAAGATATATCAATATTTAATATGTTTTCAAAAAAAGGAGTTATTATGAAAACAAAAAGCACAAATTATAATATTAATGAAATTAATGTAGTAGATTGTTCAAAAACAAAAAAAGATAAAGATTTAAAAAATGTAAAATTATATATGGTATTTGACGCAAGAAGATATTATAATGATAAAGAACCAGATAAAGCCACTAAAATAAAGAAATCTTATATTGTAGATAAAATAAAACAAAAAAATGCATTGATATTAATGTCAGGAAATACAGAAATATCAAATTTTTCATATTCTAGAGATACAATAGATCCTGATAAAATATTTAGAGAAAAATCTATTCCAATGGTTGCAATTTTCAATATGAATCCTGATTTAAAATATTATGAAGAAGATTCAGATAAGCCAGTACAAAATAAAATTGAATTATCTGATGACATGGCGCTTTCTTATAGTTTATTATCTAGAAAAATAATTTGTGTACAAAATTTAAATAAAAATATTATAGATACAAAATTGTTTTATATATCACATAAAGAAAACTCAAAACCTGTTCTTATTGAAATTACAGATAAAGATACAAACATGAATCCATATGACTCTACTTCATATATACCATTATCAATATCTAAAGATTTATATGATGTTTTATCTGAAATTAAACAAAAAGTATCTTGTTTTTCACAAAAGAAATAAAATAATGACTTGTAAATGGATAAAAATAATAAGGTTAATTCAGATATTGATAAAAATATAATGGTTAATGCCCAATATATAAATTTTAATGATGATAGAATTATTAAATATAACACTTTTAAAAATATTATAAATACATGTACTAATTTGAATTCTTTACCAGATAATTATTCAATTGAATGTAAACAAGAAACTTTGTTATATAATAACATTTCGAGTTGGATGACATTATCTTTTAAAAATATTCGTAAAGAATCAATTAATTTTCCAATTATATATAATATACGACAAAATAAAGATAGTATGATGATTTATTTTGAAAAAATTAAATTCAAACTTATTGATTCTAAAATACAATTAATGAATATACCTATGGATGACGCAGTGAGTTTCCAAAAAATATTAATAGGGTATACATTATTTAATTTGGGATTAATGTCTTCTAATTATTATTTTGATATATATGAAGTTCCGTCATTAAGTATAACTTTTAAAATAAAAGATATGTTTTTTTCATTCATTATTAAAAAATTGGTAATATTATCTACAAAAACTAATTTAATACGCATCAATATATTACAAAATGAACATTTAAAAATTATATTAACTAATTCATCGATTGATTATCAAAATGATAATATGTCATATATTAAATTTTTTATAACTTATTTTTTAAAATATTTAGACACTAAAATGATGCCTACTATACCAAATCAATTAAATTTTGAAAACCCAATATTAGATCCAAATCCACAGAGAGGAACATTTGTTAAGATTATGAATAATAATTTATATATATATGGTATATTAACAGATTATTTAGACAATATATTAGAAATTTGGCATATATCTGAAAATAAATATAAAAAAGATTTTGTAGAAATATTTAATAAATCAATAAATGAAGTTTATAAAAAAGAAAAATTTATTTTTATAACTAAAAATTATGTGATTGGTGAATCTAATTTTTGCTAACTCCAGATTCATATAATATTTTTATATCTGGCATACCCATATAAATTCTAAACCTTATATAAAATAATAATAAACAAATTGTTATACATATTGAAAATACTATATAGAAAAAAAATAAAGAAAACCCCATTTAAAATATTATAAATTTTATTTTAATTAAATGATCAATATAATTTGGGGACTTGGTATCTTAATTATTATCGCAATTCTTGTATTTTCATATATTAAAAATTTAAACAGAACAACATCTGAAAAAATTCCAGAGGAAACTATTAAAGAAACCGACAAGGTTATATTAGAACAATATATTAATAATTTAACTGAAGATAATGAATTAAATGAGATTAAAAAAAATGTCTTAGCTCTTGACGAAAAACTAAATAATATTATAAATAATATTTTAAATAATTATGTAAAAAAAACTGATGTTAAAGAAATAAGTACTGCTGTATTGAATAACGATTTAGACTTAGAATTAAAAAAAAATATATCAACACAGACAGATAATGAACCAGTAATTGAAAATATTCAAATTGAAATAGAAAATCCTACTATCACTGATAAAGAAATTACAGAAACTGATAGTTCAGTGACTGAAGTAAAAGTAAAAAAAGTAAAAAAAAATAAAGTATAAAAATTAAAAATATTTTATTATATTTAAAATATAAGTTTAAAAAATAAACAATAATAAATTTTGTAAATTATAATTTATAGAAAAGTTAGTGTTTTTTGAAAAATAAAATAAATATATAAATGAATATTCAAAAAAATACTTTTATTATAAAAAATTTAATAGATTTATTAATAATTAAAACACATATTGTGTATCAGTATTATAATAATGCAAAAACTATTTTTTATTCAGAAGATTCAGTTAAAAATACATCATATGATTTTCAAGATATGACTACTTATTATATTATAACTGTTAAGCTTATGGATGATGATAAAGTTATATTTTCATATCAATATTATGTAGGATTGAATACAATAAAAGATGTTATTATACCAAATGATGAATTTATATATCCAGATTGGATAATTTATTCAGATTCTACAAAACCTGCAAAAATAAATCAAAAAATTGTTATGGCAAATTATTATTCTTTAGAATTTTTATCTATTCATTATTCTACATATTTAAGACAAAATAATGTGCAAATTACTTTAATAGATCATGATGTTTTTACATTATATTATACTATAACTTATACTATAACCAATGATGATCAAAATTATAAATTAGTTCCGAATATATCCGATGATACAAAAGAATTTAATTTATTTTATCATCCAATATATAATAAAGGTGATAATATATATGGTTATAAATATACTTCATCAAATATTATATCATTTTGTCATGATGATTATAGAATAAGAAAAAATAAACAATATTAATTGAAATATATTTTAAATTAAATATGACAAAATTATTTTATCAAGAAAATTCTGTTTTTAAACCTGTTCTTAATATAAAAATAATGAATTCATCATCAACATTAATCGATATTTTGGTAACGATTATAGAATATAATCGCAAGCATATAATTTTTATTGATTGGGATTGTTTTTATGATAAAAATTTGAATAATATAAAAACAGAAAGTATTTCAGAATTTTTAAAAAATTTTAATTTTAACGGAATATTTTTTATATCTAATAATACATATAACAATTTAATCGATTATGAATATGAAGCATCTTTAGTTGATTGTTTTGCAGATATTCCAAAAACAATTGATTTTACATCTAAAAATTTTAAAAAACAAAATTATTATTTATTAAAGAATGATAATACGATTGATGATGTTTCAATAATAGATGAATCTATAAAAAAAATCTATGGGCAATCATGTAATGATATTGAAATTTTTTATATAACAAAAAATTTTTGTAATTTTATAAATTCTATTATGTCTAAAAAATATTACACTGACGTTTTATATAATTTTACAATAATATATGCCCCATTACAAAATGATGAAAAAAAATTTAATATACCACTTCCAAAAATAAATATAATTAAAAATAATGCTGATAAAACAGTTGATACAAATGTAAAAAAGATTATCGATATTATTAATATGGATGTTAAAGAAATTGTAACTGAAAATATATCTATATAATAATTGAAAATAAAATAATTAATTAAATGAATGATTTATTATTTGAAAAATTAAAAAATGAATTTTCATTTTTAAATATTGATTTGCTCAAAACAAATTTAAATAATTATAGACCAATTGATTACTATAATTCTGCTAATATAACCACAAATTTAAATGCTGAAATATCTAAAATTATAAGAAAAAAAATTAATACATCAAATAAAAAGGCAACATTATCTTCTGAAAATATAAATGTACCAGATGAATATAATAATTTACCAGAATTAAATAAAATTTTTGCAGAATATAACGTATCTAATAATATAAAAAATTTTATAATTACAGAATTGTCTATGCAAAAAAACAATTATATAAAAGATAATACTAAATCATTTGAGGCTATTACTGAAATACCAAGTAATTGTAAAATATGTAATAGTGATATAATAATTTCATTTAAAAATATAAATAAAACTGATTATGAAATAGAATGTGTTGCAAATAAAAATCATCAAAATAATTAATATATATTATTTAAAATTTTATTATACCCAATGTCATAACCTAAATTTATAAAAACTTTTTTAAATATATGAGCAAATACGTCTTTAAATGGAAAATCTGGTATAGATATTAAATTATTTAAATATGTTTGTGTATTATTAAAATTAGTATTTATATCTAAATCATTACTAATATTTTTAAATAAAGATGTTTGTAAATAATTTTCTGTAAATTTTTCCAAAAATAATAAAAATAATTTAATAATATGTGCAGAAAATTCTATTTGAGATTCTTTTTTTTTCATTACAACAATAGAATTATGTAATATATTTAAACGATCTTCATCTAAAGAATTTAAATCAAACATAGATAATTCAGTATCTATTTCTAAAGCATAATTTAATATAAATTTTTTAATATTAAACATACTAGAATCTGGATTTACAAATCTATTATAAAAATCATTCATCTTAGAAGTTTCATTATTAATTATTTTTTTTTTTAATACTTCATTTTCTTTTTTTAATATTTTATATTTTTCATCATCATTAATTTTTCCATATACAGTAGTTAATATACTATTTTTTTCTATAGGATCATGTTTAGATAATATAATATTTTCATCATACTTATCTTCAATTTCATCATCTCCATCATCAATTTCATCATCATGAATAATCATACTATCATATGGAATGTAATTTTGTTCATAATAATTTGTATATGAATTTTTTAAATCATGACTATTTTTATTATAAATTATAGTATTATTTATAGAAGTGTGTAAATTATATATATCTTCAGGAATATCATTATTATTTTCTGAAATTTGCTCAACTTCTGAAATATTTATATTTTCAGGAGCGTCTTCTATATTTATTAACATATCAGCTTGTTCAATTATATCATTATTTTCATTTATTTTTATAAGTGCTTCTGTATGCGCATCGATTATTTTTTTTTCATATTCATCATCTAAATCATTATTTATATTTCCTGGATAATTAGAATTGTATAAAATATTTGTATTATATATATCATCGATACTTGGGAAATCCATTTACTTATTTTTTTTTATTTAAATGGAATTTATTGAAGAGGGTTATATCTATACAAAAATTATAGATTTGCTGACTTATAAAAATATTTACAATAAAGATGAAGTTATTATGCGAACATATTATGGTAACTATACAATTCATGAAGTTTTACAGCGTGGATACATACATCCATTAGATATGGACACTATTTCATTAGATATTATAGATAATATGACAAATATTAATTTTTATACTGTATTTGCTATAAATTTTACATTATTATATCCTATTTTCAAAGAAGCATTTACGGCTATAGATTTTAATAAATATACCAAACATCACATAAAAGATTTAAAATTTATAAATAAATATACCCGAGATATGGTAAATTTTAGATTAAATAATGATGAATATATATCTAGAATAATAGGAGGATATGTATTTGAAGGCAAATATCCAGAAAATATTTCAGATATGATAAAATCCAATAATCAAATTTATATAGAAACACATGGTAATCTTGACTATAAAAAAAATATATCTAATTTATTTAAAAAATGGGTATATTGTAAACAATTATCTGATGATAAGATTGTTGATTTATACGCTGTATATTTTCCAATAATTAAAAATATTATTAAATATTATGACAAATTAACAAATATAAAAACTGACTTATTATTTACAAGTATCGTATATAATTGTCATTTTGATAAATATAATTGCGTAGAAAATGTTTTTAAATCATATAATGTAGATGTAAAAGTTGATGATTTAACAAATCATATAGATGAAAAGTTAGATACTTCTTCAATAATATATGTTATTTGTAATATAATGTTTAATCATTGTAATATTAAACATTACATACATACTATACATAAAGATTATCGATATTATATATATAACTATCATATATTACAACATAGTAAAGCATTTAAAAGATCTATTGATAATATAATATTTGATATATTAAATAAAAAACTAAATTTAATAGTACTTAATACTTCTATTCCTAAAGAAATGTTAAAATTATTAATGTTTTTTTATATTAAACACTATGGTAAATCTATATTAGATAATACACAAGAAACTAAAAATATTATAGATGAGTTAGATACCTATCTATTTAATACAATGCGTTCTGAAAATATTTCAAATATAGATATTGATTTTACAAATAGAGAACCATATAGTACATTCAAAAATCCAAAATTATTATTTGATAATTTTTATAAAATATTAGATATTGTTATGCTAAATTATGCAATAGAAGTTGAAAATATACTTGAAAAACGTCCTAATTATAATAATACACCATTATTTAATAACATAAGAAAATTAATTACATTTTATTTTTATGATGCTGAATTTAACATTAATACGATGTGTACTAAAGAGATGACTGTCATTGTTTATACAAAAATATTTAATGGGACAATTTTGGATTGGACCACATATACAAATTATAAAGAAAAATATGATAAGTTTTCAGAAAAATATAAGCAGAAAAGTGATTTAACAAAAATTATAGCTGATATTACTCAAACTATAACTAAATTAAATGAGGAAAATAATTCTATTTTAGAAACTGATAAGGGTAAAAAAGCGGATATGCAAAAAAAAATTACCGAAGCAGAAAAACAATTAAAATATTATAACGATAACAAAGATAAAGATACTGACTATATGAATATAGTTATTGATAATTTTGGAATGCCTGACTATAATCTTACTACTTTCATACAATCTATAAACCACAAAATTAGTTACAAAGAAATATTGTCGGAAAAAGAAATAATTGATAATTTTGTTAATAAATTAATAGTAAACCCAAATACAGAATTATTAATTTCAAAACCATATGCGTATAATTTAAATTATATATTACAAAAATTAAATATACCAGCAGAACATTTTATAAATATAAAATATTTTAGTCATGAAAATTTTATATCAATGCTTTATATTATACACAATCATTTATCAGAATATTATAAAAAAGACAATGTTATAAATCAAGAGAGCGTATATGTATCTGCAGTTTCAGAAGTTATATCTACACAAACAGATATAATGTCTGTCGTAAATTCATTATTTTGGGATGGTATAGAATTTTCACAATATAGTAAATTATCATTAGGGGCGATAGAAATATTAAATAAAACATGTATACCAATGTTATTATACAATGATGCTTCTGGGTATACTAGATGTACATTATATAAATATGATAATTCTGATTATAAAATTTTATCAAACATAAAAAGAATATGCTTTTTACCATTATTAGAAAACAAAAAAGATACATTGTATAAAAGATTTATGCAAATATCAGATGAAATAGTTGGAAAAGAAGAAATGGAGAAAATAATAAATAAAATTAAAAAGAAAAATTCTAATGAATCAGCAGCCATATCAAAAAAAGGATTTGATAAATTTATTAATGATCTAGATAAATGGAATAGTCCATTACAAGTATTATTGAGTTATGCATCTATTAGAAAACGTAATTTGCAAGATACTGATTATTATAATTTTAAAACAATGGATGATAAATTTAGATATAATATAATTAAAAAACTTTTGACTAAATTAAACTATAAATATCAAGAAACAGTTACTAAATCCAGAAATATAACAACCGTAACATTAAAATTAGACAAACAATTTAATAGACTATCATTATTTAATAAAATAAAAGAGGATAAGATGTATAATATATTACAAAAAGAACTTGTTGATTTATTAATTCCAAATTTTTGGCCATTATGTATCAGTTTGGGATTAGAATCTAAACAAAATATATCTATTAAAGGTGGTAATATAGAAAATGGAAATATTATAAACGAAAATAGTATAGATGTTTATTTAAAAAATGATATAGCTTCATATTTAAATATTATAGACGATGAATATGCAAAAATTTCAAATGTCGATGAATTTAAAAATTATGATCCATTTTTAGATGACAAAAATTTTTATAAACAACAATTTTTAAATGATATTACAAATAATGTAGATTTTACAACCGCGGTAATAAATAATATACCACCACATGTATTTGATAAAATGGATATGTGTAAAAATCTTGAACCATATTTGCAAGGAGGAAAAACTATAATCGATTTGTTTAACGATATAAATTTTGATGATGGTGTAGCAACTGATGAGTTTAATCCTATAAAGATGTTAGTAGAAGGATTAAAAACACCTCAAATACCTGGATTAGGCATTGTTTCATCAGTAAATAATAAATTATCAGAAATAATGCAAGAATTTAATCAATTTAACAATGATCCTATTTTATGTAAAATAAAATTATTGATAGCTAAAATTAATAATTTAAAATGTTCAGATGGGATAGATGACTCTGTATTTGAAAAAGTGAAGGAGCTTTTATATGACTACATTAAAAAAAGACTGGAAATTTATTGTTATTATATAAACTGCTCTATGACTATTGAAATTTTTAATACATTTTCTATATATTATGATAAAGAAAAATTGACCGATGATCATATAAATTTGATAATGGGATATTTAAAAAATAAAGTAGGTGTTTATGGAAGAGGAGCAATTAATACTTTAAAATCTATACTTAAATCGATATATAAAGAAAAAAAAGTACCAACTGAACAAGATACGACTTTAGATGATCTGATGAATGAAATGTTTTCAGATGATTCTATATAAATAAATATGAAAATTATTAATTTTAATCCCCACTTTATTACTTGGAACTATGGTTATAAATTCATTATAGATTTTGCTTTTAATTTACATTTGATTATTTTTATAGAATTGATATTTATATTTTTTTTATTATATTATTTTAATTATCAAGAAATATTTTTTTTATATAATATGTTTTTTAATAATAAATTATCTATAAATGATGTAAATAAATTAAATCAGTATGAAGATATAATTAATGATATTTTAAAAAGTGAATTATATTGTTCAGAAGATGATAATTTATATATAAGATATAAAAATAATAATATAAAAGCAATGGCTTTAAATAATGATGAAATTACTGATTGTGACAAATTATTAAATAATATTAATTCTTAATTTTATGATTATTAATTTCATTTTTTATATTTTTTATAACAGTATCATTATGATCTTTATATTTTTTAATCAATTTTGGATGATTATTTATTTTTATTTTTTTTTTCACCTCTTCTAAAAAACCAATATATTTTTTATATTTATAATCATCCATTTGATATTTAAATTACATTTTCAATATTTTAAAACATATTTAATAATTTTAGCAAATATTTTTTGATTTTAATACAATATGCTTAAAATTATTTGTTAAATGTATA